AGAGTTCTGACTATTTTGCAATGGCTGTAATGGAATTAAATGAGGAAGATGGCACTTCTGTTTATGTTCATGGTTATCAGAAGGCTGGCGCGAGTGTTCAAGATCATATAAAATACTTTTATTATATATTAACACATTTCAATATCAGGTTAGTTATTATTGATAACGCAGGCGGCGATCAATTTATTGAGGCGGCAAATGGATCAGCTATTTTTAAAGCCAAGGGCATGAAAGTTGGCTTTTTTGAGTTTAATTCTGACAAAGAGGGAGAAGAGTATATTGAAATGCTTAAACAAGCTAAATCTCAATATAATTTTGATACGGGAAGTATTTGCATTAAGCAATACTTTACTTCTTCGTTTATAGGAAGGGCTAATAGCTATCTACAAAGCTGTATTGACCACAAAAGGATTTGGTTCGCAAGCGCTTCGTGCGCTCATCCTGATATTGTTAATCAAATGTTTTCATTGAATATTCCAATAGACTATATTTATCCAAAGGGCATAGATGATGCGCCGGAAGACGCGGTAGAGAGGGCCAAGCTTGGAGTTAGAGACTTTATGGAGCAGCAGGATTTTATAATTAAAGACACGAAAGATCAATGCGCTTTAATCCAGGTTTCCTCTACAACTCGCGGAACACAGAGTTTTGACTTGCCCGCTCACTTAAGAAGGTTAACTACTGCTAATAAGCCTAGAAAAGATAACTATTCCGCTTTAATGCTTGGCAATTGGGCTGTTAAGGTTTATTTCGATTTAAACTCCGAAAAGGCTGACAAGCCTCAGTACAATTTTACACCCTTTTTTCTATAAAACGTGTAGAATTATCTAATAATATAATTGATAAATTATCTTTATTGGTTTAAAAAGGAACAAATTAATGTCTAAATCTAAAATAGAAAAAGATGGGTTGTCGATTAAAGCTTCTACATCTAGAGTACCTAAAAAAAACGAAAGGGTAGAAATACCGGAAGCGCTCATGGCTTCGTTAGATGATGGTTTAACAATTTCTCTTGCTTCTACCTGCGAAAGAACGGGAGAGACCTCCATGAGAAGAAATATTTCCTCGTCAATTACTAAAACAGATAGGTTTTCAAATCTAGAAAAGGGGCTTGTTCCGTTTGTTTATGGAACCGGAAAAGGAAATTATGATTCGAATATTTCAGCAAAAGACGCGATTGTGTTGTGTCAAAAAGCTTATTGGAATGTGCCAATTTTTAGAAACACAATAGACTTAATGACTGAGTTTAGTTTGTCTGATGTATATTTAACAGGAGGCAATGAACAAAGTAGAAAGTTTTTTGATTTGTGGCTTCAAAAAATAAATTGTTGGGATTTACAAGATCAGTTTTATAGAGAATTCTATCGTAGTGGTAATATTTTTATATATAAATTTAGAGCTGATTTTGGTAGAGAAAGTATGATGAAAATACAGGAAGTTTTTGGCGCAAAATCTGCTAAAAATGAAATATTATCCGAATCCGCTATTCCTGTAAAATATATTGTTCTGAATCCCGCTGACATAAATATAGTAACATCATCTTCTTTTTTAGATAATGTTTATGTTAAAATTTTAAATGATTACGAACTTCAGACCTTGATAAATCCAAAGACTGAATCAGATAGAAAGATTGCAGAAAAAATACCAGAAATAAAAAGCATTTTAGATAAAAAGGCTACATCCCAAAAAATTGGCATTCCGTCTGGTCTTAATAATATAGGGCTAGAGTTAGATAAAGATAGGCTTGTTGCTGTGTTTTATAAAAAACAAAATTACGAGCCATTGTCTGTCCCTATGGGTTTTGCCGTTCTGGAAGATATAAATTCAAAATTAGAGCTAAAAAAAATAGATCAGGCTATCGCTAGATCTGTTCAGCAAGCAGTTCTGATGATTACAATGGGCGATGAAAAAGTCGGAATGCCTAGTGCTCAAAACTTAGCTTCAATGAGGAAGTTATTCGAAAATCAAAGCGTTGGAAAAGTTTTGGTTGCAGATTATACAACTAATGCCAAATTTGTAATTCCAGATATAGGCAACTTACTAGATCCAAAAAAATACGAGATATTGGATAATGATATCAGAATGGGATTAAATAGCATTTTGTTTGGAGAAGAGAAATTTTCTAATACCTCCATCAAAGTTAAGGTCTTTTTTGCTAGGTTAAAATACGGCAGAGAGAAATTTTTAAGAGATTTTTTGATTCCGGAAATGAAAGAAGTTGGAAAAGCTCTTGGATTCAAACAAGTGCCGACCCCAAAACTTGAAGATATTGATTTTGAAGATAATGTTTTAATGAGTAGGGTTTATTCTAGACTTATAGAGCTTGGAGTTCTTACCCCAGAAGAAGGTTTTGATGTTTTTCAAAGTGGAAGACTTCCGACTTCTGAAGAAAGTATAGAGTCTCAAAAAAGATACAAAGATTTAAAAGATAAGGGATACTATAAACCTATCATAGGTGGCGCAAAAGAAGGCGAAGAATCTACCGGAACTGGTGGCAATAAAAACCCGGCTGGAAATTCCGGTCGTCCAGCTGGAACCGGCGGAAATAAACAATCTGTTCCTAGAAAACAAGTTAAAGCTTCTAATTCAAAATTTAGTTATAATAAAATGAAAGAGGTTATTTCGTCCCTGACCACGCTAGAAAAAGACATTGAGTCTTCTTTGAAAGCTAAATTTAAAATAAAAAAACTAAATAAACAACAAATCGACGTTGTTTCTGATTTAGTAAATTTAGTTGCGCAAAATGAAAATTTGCAAAACTGGAAATCTACTTATAAAAAATATATAGATAATCCAACTGTGGCAAGTTTAGATATAATTAACGAGATAGATGAGCTGGCTGCAATTCATGGTTTGGATTCTCGTTCAGCCTGTATTCTTTATCACAGCAAGGAATAAAAATATATGGCAATTAACAAAATTAAATTAAAACAAATAGATGCCGACTTTCCAGGTTTGGTTGGACAATATGGTTCTGGTTATTTTGCGACAACAGGTCAATTGGCGCTTCTTTCTGGATCTGCCTTAAAAATGTCTGACTTGACTTCGCTGCGAGCGGTTACTCAAACCGGAAATCAAAATATCTCGGGGTTGAAAACTTTTTTTTCACGACCTTCACTGACTGGGACAGGAATATTATCTAATAATCAGTCTGGATTAGCAATGCTTGGGGAGGTAGTTACTAGAAAAGAATCCGAAACAATAACTGGTCCAAAAATTTTTGATGCCGGGGGCGTTACTTTCACAAACTCAGATACAAATTTCCAATTTCAAAATGTAAATTTTGAAAGTGCTGTTTTTACTTTCGATGCAGATTCAGCAAATGACTTTGCTTCTAGTTTTTCGAATACTTTTGTTAACACAACAAGTAATCAAGTCCTTGGGGGGTTCAAAACTTTCAACAGCGGCATTAGAACTACTTCTATTTCCGGAACGTCTGTTTCTGGCGCTTCTATTTTTGGAAACACGATTGGAACGAATTCTATTTCCGGAACGTCTGTTTCTGGCGCTTCTATTTTTGGAAACACGATTAGAACTACTTCTATTTCCGGAACGTCTGTTTCTGGCGCTTCTATTTTTGGAAACACGATTAGAACTACTTCTATTTCCGGAACGTCTGTTTCTGGCGCTTTTGTAGTGGCTAATTCTTTTTCTGGATCTGCGTTAAATGCTAATTCTTCTACGAATTTAAATATTGGAACTTTACTTGCTACAGACAACATAAATTTTCAGTTTCCAGCCGGAACAACCGCATACCAATTAACTAATACTTTTTTTGCTCCTGTAAACAGCGGAACAAGAGCCTTGGGTCAACCGACTAGAGCTTGGAGTGCTGTATATGCTTCAACTACATCTATACAAACTTCCGATGAAAATCTAAAAACAGAAATGTCAAAAATTCCAGACGCTTGGTTGGACGCATGGGAGGAAGTTGATTACGTAAGATATAAATTCAAAGACGCCGTTGCTCAAAAAGGTTTGTCTGGAGCAAGATGGCATATTGGACACATAGCTCAAGATATTTATCAGAAATTTCAAAACAAGAACTTGGACGCATTTGAAATAGGAATGCTTTGTTACGATAAGTGGGAAGAATATGTCGATGTAGATGGAAAAATAGTACCTTCTGGGGAAATTTGGTCTATCAGACCAGACGAATGCCAATTCATGGAAATGGCTTTAAATAGAAGAACTTTAAATAGGTTGAAAAGTGGAATTATAGTTTAGAAAAAGTGTAAATATAAGCATGAAAGTTTTAATTTTAGTTATTTTTTGTTTATTTTTTTCTGCTTGTACTATTTATACGGAAAAACAATCTCAAGCTTTATCTCGTACGGTTTATGCTACAAAAGACTCAATAGATCAAGCTAGAATAGATTTAGCAGATAAATATGCTACCGAAACAACTAGGTTAGTTAAACCACCTAAGCAAAGGGTAGAAATACCTCCTGTTTATAAAAAACATATTCCGGTTATAACATCCCAAAGCAAAAGCTCTCCTCTTTATGTTGATAAGCAAAGAGTACTAGTTATTCCAGAAAAATATAGAAATGATGCGGTTGTGTTAGTAAGTTCAAAAGAGTATGAAGAGCTACTTAAGGACAAAGAGGTTTTTGCTCAAATTAAAAAAGATTTTGAAAATCTTAACGTAGTAAGAGATCAGGTTGATCAAGAGCTGATTAGACAAATGGAGTACAACGACAAAATAATAAAAGACTTGAACATAATGCAAAAAAAACTTGTCGAAAAAGATCTAGCTATCTTACAAAGAAATATAATTATAACTGTATTGTTATTAACAATTGGCGCCGCAACTTACTTAAGAATAAAGGGAATACTTTAATATGAAATCAAAAACTAAAATAGAGCTACTGGTTGAAAAAATCAATAATTTTACAAGCAGGTATCCAGCTCAGTGCCTTTTCGGATTAGGATTTGTTTTTGGATTTATATTTGGTTCTATTTTTTAGATATAGAATGTATTTAATATAAAATAATTTCATATACGTTTATCATGCCGGGTTTTCAATTTATTCACTCAGAGACGGTTCCAATTTTTGTTGCTTTTTTAACTGGCGTGCTTGGTCCGTTAATTATTCTTTTAACAACTTATTTTTTAAATTCGTTAAAATCAAAAGACAAAAGTAGAAGACGTGATGACTTTCATGTTACCGTTAGCGTTCAAGAGAAGATAAATTCTACTTTGAATTTTTTACAGGATAAATACGATCTTGATAGAATTTGGATAGCACAATTTCATAACGGTGGTAATTTTTATCCTGGGAATAAAAGCATGAAAAAATTATCAGCCACCTTTGAGTCTACAAAGGCTGGAGTTTCTACGGACTTGATGAAGCTTCAGAATCTGCCAATATCTTTTTTTAGCAATGTTCTTGCACAGATGAACGATACTCAGTCTGGCGTAATTGTTGAAACAGGCGGAGTAGAGCAAAATGCATTTAAAGATTTTTGGCTTCATAGAGGTATACATAGGTCTTATATGTTTCCTATAATCTGCCTAGACGGAGATTTTATTGCTATTTTAGGTATTGATTTTAATCACATTGATAAAAGATTGTCTGACGAGCTTTATAGAGAGCTGGAAGGTGAAGCGAAGCTATTATCTGGCTACGTCTCAATCGTTTCTGTTGAAAAAAAGTAATACCTAATCATAATAAATTATGATACAAGCTATTAAAAATACAGCAATTTCATTGGTTTCTTATTTGAGTGGAAATATGGTTCCTCCAAATACTCCTATTGAGGATATTGAGAAGATGCGCTCGATTAATCATATGGCTTCAAGTAAGTTTTATATTGTTTTTACTTCGGTTTTAATCCTTGCGTTTTTTTATTTTGCTAGTTTAGGTATTATGTTTTTTATTCCACAGAAGCCAGAATTTATTGCTGGCTTTGTTACTGTATTTTCAAAAACAATTGAGATTTTAGCAATTATTATTGCTTCTTATGTAGGCGCTCAAGCTGCTGTAGATCTTAAATATGGAAGTAGCTCAAGAACAGCTATAGAAAGCGCAAATGAGACAATTAATTCGGTAACTATTATTCAAACAAACGCAAAGGAAGATGATTATGAACTCGTCTAAGCCGTCACAGAAAGCTCTAGATTTATTATTAAAATATGAGGTTGGGGGCGGAGAAAATTATTATGAAAAATACCTTTCTAAATTTACCTGGCCTGGTGGAGCATCTGGTCCAACTATTGGAATTGGAATAGATTGTGCTTATTATTCAGAAAATGAAATAGCTAATATTTTTAATTTTCTAAAAAAAACAGAAATCGAATTAATAAAAGGCGCAGTAGGGAAAACTTCAGAAAACGGTAGAGAATATACAAGAAAATTAAGAGCTGCGGGCATCAGTGTTAGCTGGGAAATGGCTTTAAAAATCTTTGAATCGTTTACGTGGAGTAAGTTTACAAAACTAGCAGAAAAAACATTTCCTGGGTTATCCGAATTATGTCCTGACGCTTATGGAGCAATTGTATCTTTAATTTTTAATAGAGGAACTAGTTTAGTTGGTGAAAAAAGATTAGAAATGAGAAATATAAAAGTTCTTATTCCTAAGAAGCATTATAGTAAAATAGCGGATGAAATTCGTCATATGAAAAGAATATGGCGAGGCAAGAATCTTGACGGACTTATTGAGAGACGAGAAGCGGAGGCTCTTCTTATTGAGTCTTGTGTTTAATATATAAAATTATTGTGACATTTTTTATATAAATGTGTAAATTTGAATTACATTAAAGATAATTTAATTTTTATCATGCCAAAATTTGAAAATTCTTATATCTGGGTCGGAGATCTTATTGCAGAAGAATATAGACCATCAGCAAAAATAGAGTTTCCGTTTCAGACTATTTTCGCATCCGAGCCTGTTAAGATTTTTTTACCTGAAGAGAAAGACCTTACGGTTGCAAAAGCCGGTATCGATTCATTAAAGCCGTTTTTGGATTCATCGATTGATTTGGAAAAAAACTATGATTTAATTGGCGTTGCTTTTAATGCTTTTGTCGTGAACAGAGCTAATAAAAATGGTCAAGTTATT